CCGGCGGCATCCTGGTGATGACGGGGGCGAACAGCGCCGTGGGCCTGCGCTCGATGACGGCGCGGTTCCTGTTCCTCGACGAGGTGGATGCCTATCCCGGCGACGTCGAGGGCGAGGGCGATCCGATTGCGCTGGCCGAGGCGCGGGCACGCACCTTCGGCTGGCGCCGCAAGACCTTCCTGGTCTCGACGCCGACCATCGCCGGGCTGTCGCGGATCGAGCGCGAGTACATGGCATCGGATCAGCGTCGCTTTTTCGTGCCGTGTCCGCACTGCGGGACGATGCAGTTCCTGGTGTTCGAGCGGCTGCGTTGGGAGAAGGGCAACCCGCGCTCGGTGGCGTACGCTTGCGAGTCCTGCGACGGCGCGATCGAGGAGCACCACAAGACGGCGATGCTGGCCGGCGGGGAGTGGCGTCCGACCGCGGTGGCGGAGGACCCGCACACGGTCGGCTTCCACATCTCCGCGCTCTACTCCCCGGTGGGGTGGCTGTCGTGGGAGCAGATCGCGCGCGACTGGGAGGCGGCGCAGGGCAAGCCCGAGGACCTGAAGACGTTCAAGAACACGGTGCTCGGCGAGACCTGGCAGGAGAGCGGCGAGGCGCCGGACTGGCAGCGGCTCTACGAGCGCCGCGAGGACTGGCCGATCGGCATCGTGCCGGCGGGCGGACTGTTCCTCACCGCTGGCGCGGACGTGCAGCGGGATCGGATCGAGGTCTCGATCTGGGCCTGGGGACGCGGCCTCGAGAGCTGGTTCGTCGACCACGTGGTGATCGATGGCGGGCCCGAGCATGCCGAGACGTGGGCGCGGCTCTCCGCGCTGCTCGGCCGCACCTGGCCGCACGCCAGCGGGGCGCGGCTCGGGCTGGCCAAGCTCGCGATCGACACCGGCTACGAGGCGCCGGCGGTGTATGCCTGGGCGCGCCGCGCCGGGCATGCCCAGGTGGTGCCGGTGAAGGGTGTGGACGGGTTCAATCGTGCCGCGCCGATCGTCGGTCCGAGCTACGTCGACGTGACCGAGGGCGGGCGCAAGCTGCGCCGAGGCGCGCGGCTCTGGACCGTCGCGGTCGCCACCTTCAAGAGCGAGACCTATCGCTTCCTGCGGCTCAGCCGACCGACCGACGAGGAGATCGCGGCCGGGACGGCCTACCCCGCGGGCTACGTCCACCTGCCGCGCGGCATGGAGGCGGAGTGGGTGAAGCAGCTGGTGGCGGAGCAGTTGGTGAGCGTGCGCACCAAGCGCGGCTTCGCCCGGCTGGAATGGCAGAAGGTATACAACCGCAACGAGGTCCTGGACTGCCGCGTTTACGCGCGCGCCGCAGCGTGGATCGCCGGCGCGGATCGCTGGACCGAGGCGACCTGGCGCGATCTCGCGAAGCAGGTCGGGCTCCCATCGCGCTCGCGCGATGGGGACCCGGTCGCGCCCAGCGGCGATGATGCTCGGGTGCCACCCGCGCCCGAGCATCCGGTCGCGGATGAAGCGCCACCACCCTCCGCCGGCATGCTCCGCCGTCGTGTGCTGCGCGGCCGACGCGTGTTCACCCCGTCCTATCTGCGCTGAGGTGCTGCCGTGACGATCGAGCAGATGACGGCGCGGCGCGATGCGCTGCTGGAAGCGCGCTGGCGCGGCGTGCGCGTCGTGGACATCGACGGCCGCCGCATCACCTACGCCAGCGATGCGGAGATGGCCGCCGCGATCGCGGACCTCGAACGCCGCATCGCCGACGCCTCCGCGGGCGCCCGGCGCCGCATCGTCCGCACCGCCGCGAGCAAGGGGCTGTAGGCCGAGATGCTGGGGATGCTCTCCCGCTGGCGCCGACGCGTCGGCGCGCTGCTCGGCGGGTTCGAGGCCGGCGAGGCGAGCCGCCGGCTGCGCCACTTCCAGCCCTCGCGCGCGCATCTCAACACCCTGATCGCCGCCGCCGGCGCAGACATCACCGCGCGCGCCCGCTGGCTGGTGCGCAACAACGGCTATGCCTCCAACGCCATCGAGTCCTGGGCCGGCAACGTCGTGGGGGCCGGCATCAAGCCGTCCTCGCTGATCAAGGACAGCGCGTTGAAGGAGGCGGTGCATCGGCTGTGGCTGGACTGGACCGACGAGAGCGACGCCGAGGGCTTCACCGACTTCTACGGCCAGCAGCGCCGCGCCGCGCGCGAGGTGTTCATCGCCGGCGAGGTGTTCCTGCGCTTCCGTCCGCGCCGGCCCGAGGACGGGCTCGCCGTGCCGTTGCAGCTCCAGATGCTGCCCGCGGAGATGCTGCCGCTGCACCGGAACGAGCCGGCGCCGAACGGCAACGTCATCCGCCAGGGCATCGAGTTCGACCGGATCGGCCGGAGGGTGGCGTATCACTTCCTGCGCCGCCATCCCGGCGACGTGACGGACCAGGGCGTCGCCGGCGAGACCGTGCGCGTGCCGGCCGCGGAGGTGATCCACGTGATCGACCCGGTGGATGCCGGCCAGTTGCGCGGCATCTCCCGGTTCGCCCCGGGGATCGTGAAGCTGTTCCTGCTCGACCAGTACGACGACGCCGAGCTCGACCGGAAGAAGGTGGCGGCGATGCATGCGCTGTTCATTACCACCCCGGCGCCGGCCGAGCCGTTCGACGTCGCCGAGAGCGATGGCGGCGAGCGCCGCATGGATCTGCAGCCGGGCCAGGTGGTGATGCTGGAGCCCGGCGAGGAGATCCAGACCTCGGCGCCGGCCGATGTCGGCCAGACCTACGAGCCGTTCCAGTACCGCACGCTCTTGCAGGTCTCGGCGGCGCTGGGTGTGCCCTACGCCTTCCTGTCGAACGACATGCTGAAGGCGAACTACTCGAACTCGCGGCTGGCGCTGCTCGAGTTCCGCCGCCGCATCGAGGCGTATCAGCACGCGGTGATGGTGTGGCAGATCTGCCGGCGCGTCTGGCAGCGGTGGCTGGACACGGCGGTGTTCTCGGGCGCGCTCGCGCTCCCGGACTACGAGGAGAACCGGCGGGCCTATCTCGGCTGCGCCTGGCTGCCGCCGCGCTGGGACTGGGTGGATCCGCTGAAAGACGCGCGGGCGGAGATCGAGCAGATCGAGGCGGGGCTGAAGAGCCGCACCCAGGCGCTCGCCGAGCGCGGCTACGACGCCGAGCAGGTGGACGCGGAGATCGCCGCGGACCGTGCGCGCGAGCAGCGCCTCGGGCTGACGTTCGGCGGCACGCCCGCCGAGCCGGCGCCGGACCCCGAGGATGACGACGCGCCCGCACCGCCGGCCTGAGGATCACGCATGAGCATCGAGGTTGCACTGCTCCGGCTGGCCAGCCGGCCGCTGGCGATGGCGCCGCGCGCACTCGAGACGCTGCTGGCCGCGGGTCGCGTTGCCCTCGTGCCGCAGCACGGTGCGGCGACGCGCGGCCGCGGCTACGCCGTCACCGACGCCGGCATCGCGGTGGTGCCGGTGCTCGGCCCGCTGGTCGCGCGTGGCGACTGGCTGACCGAGCTGTTCGGCGCGTCCGTCTATGGCGAGGTCGGCGAGGCGGTCGAGGCTGCGCTGGCCGGTCCATCGGTGCGCGGCGTGGTAATGGAGATCGACTCTCCTGGCGGCGAGGTCGCCGGGATGTTCGATCTGGTCGATCGGCTCACCTCGCTGCGCGGCTCCGCGGGCAAGCCCCTCTGGGCGGTGGCGAGCGAGAGCGCGACCTCGGCGGCCTATGCGATCGCCAGTGCGGCGGAGCGCATCTACGTCCCACGCACTGGCGAGGTCGGCTCGATCGGCATCGTCGCCGCGCACGTGGACCAGAGCGGCTCGGACGCCAAGGCGGGGCTCGCCTGGACGTTCATCCACGCCGGCGCGCGCAAGCTCGACGGCAACCCGCACGAACCGCTCTCGGATCCGGCGCGTGCGGCGATCCAGGCGGACGTCGACGCGCTGTACGGCGAGCTCGTCGGCCTGGTGGCGCGCAACCGCAACCTGACGCCCGAAGCCGTGCGCGCCACCGAGGCGGCGATCTATCGCGGGCGTGCTGGCGTCGCGCTCGGCCTCGCCGATCGGATCGGCACCGTCGAGACGACGCTCGCGGAGATGACCACCACACTCGCGGCGCCGATGAGTCGTCGCAGTGCCACCACGCGGGACCCCATCGCGGCGTGCCGCGATGGGACCCGCCAGAGCCCTTCAAGGAGAGTGATCATGACCCACCCGGTCGAACCCGACGACGCACCCACTGCGGAGCCGCAGGACCAGCCGCCGCAGGCCGTGCAGCAGGAGCAGGCCACTGCGCCTGAGCCGAGTCCGTCGCCGCAGGACGCCGCCGCGCGTGCCGACGCCGCCGAGATCGCCGAGGTGGCGGCGCAGGCGGCGCGGCTCGGCGTCACGGTCGATGCGGCGGACGCGATCCGCCGCGGCGTCGCCGCCCACGCGCTGCGCCGCTCCGTGCTCGACACCCTCGCCGCGCGCGCCGAGGCGAGCGCGGTGATCGCCGCCGCACCGAAGCCGGGCAGTGCCGACGAAAGCCCGATCGTCCGGCGTGCGCGCGAGCGCGCCATCGCAGCCCGCAGCTGATCAGGAGACCCAACCCATGCCCGTTCTGGTGATGGCGCCGACCCTCGGCGACCTGCTGAAGTACGAGCTCAACGGCAACTACAGCCGCGAGGTCGTGACCCTGAAGGGCGGCACCAACTATCCGCTCGGTGCCGTGCTCGGCAGGATCACCGCCTCCGGCATCTACCGCTTCTCGCCCGCCGCCACGGTGACCGGCGACGAGGGTGCCGAGACCGCGGTCGCGGTGCTGATCGAGGCGGTGGACGCCACCGTCGGGAACCGCAACGGCCTGGTGGTCGCGCGCGGGCCGGCGATCGTCTCCAAGGCCGCCCTGGTGTTCGACCCCTCGGTCGACCAGCCGGCCGAGATCGCCGCCAAGCACGCCCAGCTCAGCGCCGCCGGCATCGTCCCGCGCGACACCGCGTAGTCCGACCCGCTCCGCTCCGATCACCAGCGGCGCCCTCAGGGCGCCGTTTCTCTTTCCCCGACAGGAGGCCGACCGATGGTCGCCATCATCAATCCGTTCGACGCCGGCGGCTACTCGCTCGCCGAGATGACCGAGGCCATCAACATCCTGCCCAACGTCTACACAAGGCTCGGGCAGATGGGCCTGTTCCGCTTCGAGGGCGTCACCCAGCGCTCGGTGATCATCGAGCAGGCCGAGGGGGTGCTGAACCTGCTGCCCACCGTGCCGCTCGGCGGCCCCGCCACGGTCGCCAACCGCGACCTCCGCTCGATGCGCTCCTTCACCGTGCCCTGGATCCCGCA